TCAGCCAACACCTGAATAGGCCCTGTCCCTAAATTTACAGAAGTGGTGGCATTGACACCCATGGTTGGAGACCAAGTCTCGACCATCGGTGATGCCAAAACATTTACATAAACATTTACGGGCAACTTGTAATCAAAATTTGCGCCTTTACTGGCTAAAACAAGTTTATAACGAACTGAACCTCTAAAAAAAGAAAACATCGAATATACATTTGAATACAAATCGGGAACTTGGAAATTATCGTTGTTGTACCATGTGTAAGAATTTTGGATTGTGGGAGACATTGCTCCGGAAGCGGCCACTGTGAAAGTGCCGCGTTGCGGGCTCACAGGGGCCCACGGGAAGATAACGAAGCCAGAACCAGTGGCGCCCGGGGAGGACGAAGTGGCCGAAGCTTTCGTTATGGTTACTCTGCCAAGAAAAGATGACCTCTTCAACAATTGTCGGAAAGATGTGATGACCTCTCCTACACAAGTGGAATATGGTAACAATGGCAGGTCGCTTGGTACATTTTGGGCAGCACTCGACTCTTCGGTCTTGATGAGGCGAGCCTTACCAATTTGGGCGACATCGGGGATGTTGTACGGATAAATAGGCGGGCGAACGGGAGAAGCAAATTGTGCGTGCTTCATGCTAGCGTATACCAGCACCTCTACAGTAGAGGACACATTGGCCGGACTAACAAGGGGGTTGATTACTGATATCTGGACGCAACCGGTAGCAACGTTTCTGGCGTCGCCGCTGGCCACGGATGTTTTAATATCGTAATATGTTTGCATCCACGGGCGAGTGGAAACAAAAGGCACCTCGAATGTGAAATCGGTACCTGTGGACAAGTCGATTTCCTCAGTGTACGCGTAGGCGGGCATGTCCGAGATCTTGGTGTTGTCTGCATAAATGTATGGTCGATACGATATGCGCAGACGCCCTGAGTGGAACTGCGTCTTGATGACCTGTATGCGGTATACCATAGTCCCTCTCCAAAGAGAAAAGAAACTAGCTACCTTGGCACACAAGGGCATACTGAGGGCTCTAGCGTACGCATTTGTGATTTGCGCCGCAGGAGTCATAGTGTACATTGGTGAAACGGGCAACAGGAAAAGACTTTTATCCGCGGTGTCGGTGGTTACCCAATTGAAAGACGAAGTGTAACACGGCCTTGCGGCTATGTAATCCAATCGCATTTCGTCGGAGTCTGTTCCTGCCCACCCAGATGGGGTGGATAGGGCATTTGCGGCGGAAACGGATAGTTTGTGTGATGAATCCGCTCCATCGCTGTTCATGAAATATTGGGCTGGTGAATTTTTGATGCGAGTCACCGGGGCCTCAATGCTTGGTTTCGAAAAACCTAACATTTTCAGCACCGACTCACCGGCATCGGATATCATCCTCGCGGGGGAGGACAACCATCCTAGACCCACCCAAGGTAAGGTGTCGGCGATAGCATTTCCCAAGCTCCCGACGGTGGAAGAAATGGATTTCCTCGACTCCATCTTCGCCACCTCATTACCAATCTGAGCGTAGTTCGTGGTCAGCGGAGCATCGGTGGGGTACCTCAACTCAACGTCCTCGAACTTTGCCCAAATTGTGTAATTGGCGGTCGTGGAACTTTGGGAAGCAAGGGAAGACAATACAGAAATTACAACATTACCAAATGAGCCTTGCCCAGTGGCAAGGTTAAAATACAAATACGGCGATACATATGGGGTGATAAATTCCATGGATGTGGTATTAGCTAAATTCATAATTACATGGGGGCAGCCAGAAGCTGCAACAGGGTCTGCTTTAGAAGACGTGGCGTACCACTGGGTATGAGAATTCATATATTCAGAATACGGGATATAATGCAACATCAACGCACCAGCTTGAAATGGCTGGGAATTGACCTCAATGCGAACTCTCACTTTCGCCTTGAAGCCTGTAAAACCATCTATCTTATTAATATTCTGTAAAACTTTATATGTACCAGTATCAAACAAATTTTTAGGAAATACCAAGTTGGACAAGACGTCGCCTCTCACCGAAGTGCTAGACCACGTTCCTTGCTGTATAATTACATATCTATTCAAGAAATCGGAAATAGAGTGATCACTCTTTTCACCGATACAATCGTACAGTACAGAGGGCATGTCTCCTTCGCAAGCGGAAAAACAGTCGGAGACTCTCGTTCCGTCATCACGAAGGGTTATAGTATCATTAGAATCAGGGGTCGTAACGGATAAAATATCAGGATTAGCATTAAAATTTTGTTCAGTAAGTAAGTTTCTTATGTACACGGCTACTTAACCTATGCACAGCAATGATGGTTCCTTGGACAATAAAGGGCTGCTTTCCGTGGTCCTAGGATATAAAGATTAAAATCTACACGGCATCCTACAATAGCAATACTCAACGTTTTATTTACATCATGAATTTTGTATACATTAAGCAAGATCACATCGTAGGGGGAATTTTGTGTCCAGAGATAAATGGATGGTGGTAATGGTATAACCCCTCGTCTCTGAACCCTGTAACGCCAGCCTTATGGGCGGCATTTACAATCTTGGGGACCATTTCATCGTACACGGCTTTACCGTGCATGGCGATTTCCTTGATGACTTCGGAAACCACATCACTCTCTTCGGGATTGGAATCAAAACCTCTCTGTTTTGTCCAATTCAACATCTCCAAGCGAGTCGCTAGCTCGGCCGGGCACAAGAAAACAGTCGTCTGTCCGAAGACGCTGTCAACTTGTTTAAACCCGCGCTTGAGGAAGGAGACATCCCCAATCGTCTTGTTGTTGACGATATTTGCGCTCTTATCGGCCGCGGTGTATTCCATGCCAAATTTCTTCATCACTTTGACCAAAGTCTCCATGTTGAACCACTTCAGCACTTTTGGGCTGATGGAAAGCACATTGTCGTCTCCGTATGCCACCAACCTCACATTTTCGTTGAATGACTTCATGGAACACTCCTCTGGGCAATGGATCGCCGCAAGCATCAAATAGGCGCATCGGAAAACCAAGTTTACGAAAAGGGAGTTGACTTCAGCCGTTGCGACAAACCCGGAAGGAAGACTATGGGTACACTGGTACACAGTTCCTCTGCAGACCCGTATGGCATACACCACTTGGTACCACAGATTGTATCTTATCGTGTGAAATTCGTCATCATACATGGAGTCTAATATCCAGAAGATTTTCCACATGAACTGGTCCATCAATGTCCCATCAAAATTTTTGAAATCACCATCGATCAAACGTTGTGAATTGGCGAGAAGCCATCTGGCGAGGTGATCCCACTCCCTGTCCCACACGTTTATACCCACGGCAACACCGTTGAAAATCCTGTTGTGGCGGATAAATGCGAGTGCGGCCATGAAATACATCCGGAAAAGGATGTTAAAGTGCATCGGACCGTTGGAAATGACTCTAGTGTTTCCTGCTTTGGCTTTCTCATTAGGCCTTCTCTCGTCCTTGAGGGTGTCAACCCAGATGACGTCTATGGGCTTGCTTTCAGCGGCATCCTTTTCCATTTTCATCGTGTCGGCCTTAAGTTGCAAGGCCTCTTCAGTGGTGAACTCCCAGTCGTCCCTGCCCATCCAGTTGGTCTTTCCTTTCTGGCTCCGGTTCTTCTTTTGGGTCATGTAGGGGTATCCGGGGGATGTCGTTCTGTTTATCGGTTGAAAGAGGTCGTCTCCTGGGATCCCTTTTATGGCGTCCTCGTATTCGATTTTACGCACCGTGGGGGCACCCTCTTTGAATGTTGTCCTACACGTGTTAAGGACGTCCCTGGCTGCGGCGTCCAAGATGTGCGTCTCGACGTATCCGCATGTTCTGCCAGCTTTCTTCGCCCCTTCGACTAAGGGGTCCCAAAGGACTTGCTCCCCGTCTTTAGTCACGGTCGTTGGTTTGAGCATAGCCGGCATTGTCGTGGGTTCCGAAAGCATCCCGTGCATTCTGGACGGGACTATCGTGGTGCGAGATGATTGTGGAAGGTATTCAGGCAATCTACCGAGATGGATAACACCAGTATCCAACGGAGTGCCTTCACCGTCAATGATGTTGTTCATCCCGCGGGCACACTGTGCAATGGCTGGAAACATGGCAACTGCCTCCAACAACTCTTCTTTTAGCACAATCTGGGCGAAATTGAAACCAGCCTTGGATCCACTAACATGGATACCCAACACTCTTCCTATAAGGGAATCGCTGTTGGCACTGAGGATCTTTCCGCAATCTCCCGCCTTCGTCGGTAATGTGTATGCTGCGACTGAACACGCCGTAACCGGTATGTTGCCCGTCGACATCTCTAAATCGTAGCTGTGGACCTTGTCCATGAGCAAATCTGCGGGTCCCGATATTGATGTGCTAACCACAGCACCGTTCTTCTCGTAGTCCATGCCGGACAGGGTGACGTACACTTTCCTTTCGTACAATTTACCTATTTCGTCCTTTGAGACAAAGTGTGAAATGATACTCTTCCCACGTATGAAATTGGGAATGCTGAAAAGCACGGCGTCATTTGCCACTTCTCCACCATCCAAACCTACGACAACTCCGAAAAATTCGTTGTATGGCTTGACAACTTCGACTTTGGTGCTGTCGCAATGCATCATCCTCATCTCAACTGGGGGTTTGTGCTGGAAGTATGTGTAAAAGTGCCCTGGCATCAAGAAAATTTGACCAACAATGTTTGTGATTGTGCCAAATGTGTGTGTTGTCCCATCGGCATAAACTCCAAGTAACAGGTATTGTTGTCTCCTGATTTTAGATATCACATCTAATTGGCCCAAGCTCTGACCCATCTCGGCTTTTAGAACACGCGGTTTGGCTTTTGCAACGTTCTTGGCATGTGCTCGCAATCTAGGTTGCAGATTTCTTGTGTCGCTCTCCGCGACTGCCTGTTCCTTTTCGGCGGCTGGCTCTTTTGTTAGGGATCTCTTTATGTAGGTTGATATGAACCCCAGCAACATGCCAGCGCCCACAATCATGGTGATTTTCCCCACATCAGACTTCACAAACGCATCGATCTTGTCGACTACTGACTTGCAAAACCCTTTCATGTATGTCACGAACTCGGTGATTCGTGTTGGCAGTTGTTTGATTTTGGCAATGCAAACATCGTTGCAAAAACGCATCTTTCTCACTACTCTCTTTCCGAACGTTGTCTCGTGTTGGAAAAATGCTATAGTCAGCAGGTGGAACATGTCGTCAGGAATCATAGCTGGCTCGAAGGACAAGAGAGGGGCTTTGTATGGGTCACCCACAAACTCGTACCTCTCTTCCGCGCTGTATGTGCGATACATTAAAGTCGCCATTCCCTCTGGGTCTCTGACGTCTTTGTAGTCTCTCATCCAGTCCAAGAACTGCCCAACTGTTTGCTGGGTTTCGCCCTCGGGAAGGAGCATTTCGGCGATGTCAGCTGTGGCCGTGTCTCTACCTATCTGAGCGACTTGCTTCTTTTCAACGATGTAATTGTCCAAGAACGTATCAAGGGCAACTCCTCCACCAGCTCGTGCGTCTAAGTCCTTCTTGAGTATGTCGATGAATTCATCCCAGCCGTAGGCTTGACCATTCGCCATCTCCCTGGGATTTCTCCTGCGGGCATCAAACCGGATGAAGTTGTAAATGTATGGGTTTATCTCCCACAAGTCACCATTCTCAAGTCTAGGTGAATCACGCCTGACAGCCTCCATGTTTAAGGTCTTGTACTGTCGGCCATTTCTGTCCTGCTTGAATATGGCGTACTCATCTTTGAGCACAACGTTCCACGACTGGGCATTTAGTCTGTTCCACACCGCATCAGGGTATGTTAACGACTCTATATTCATGTTGGCTGCATTAGTGCTCATCATCAAGACACCGGATGTAAACATTGTTGAGCTCTTGGCAGATATGTCAGCCATATGGAGCGGGTACGGAAATGGGCCCACGGACCTAATGATCTCAAAGAACTCCAAATTGGGGGCCGACACGGTGTCTTTCATTTGACCGAAATCGTCCATGATGACGACAAACTGGTTTGCGTAACCATCCCAGTACTCCTGCTCTACGCAGCGTTGGTATATCTGATCTTTGCAATCTTCCAAGCCTGCATTGAGGCAGAGTTCGGTAGCAATAAGCGACTGCAATCGTGATTTTCCTATCTGGGACTCACCCACTAACCATATGGGGAGGGGCACGTTCCTGATGGCTTTGAACTCGGGATACTTACCCTCAACGTGGGACTTTATCTTTGCGGCTTGCACCATCATCCTTTGCATAGCGGCTTTGTATTCAGGAGTCAATGCCGAGTTGTACTTTAGCATTAAACTGTGTCCCTCCATGTACAAGCGGGCTATTTGCATCCGTTTGGTTTTAACCTTACATGCTGTATCCAAATTGCTTGG